CTACGATTTGGCTTTGATGTTGATGTAGATGAGCCGCAATTTTTTGAAACTGCGGTGTTTGGCGGTAAATACAACAACTACGAACAACATTACTCAACATATCAGGAAGCTGTGTCAGGACATAAACGAATTGTCGCAATGATTACCGGGGAGGCGCAACCGTGAGCAGTAAACTACAGGACATCAGGCAGGCATATTCTAAGTGTATAAGTATAAGTGCATCAACGCTGCATGATAAATCGGGGTATGCTGAATTAGAGATGCTGTGTATAAGAGCTTTACCTGACCTCCTCGCAATCGCGGAGGCGGCGCAAGCAATGCGGGCGGAAATCAAGAACATACCGCAAACCGTAATGACGTACCACATGTATGATGTTGTTGCCGATTACGATAAGGCGGCGGCAAAGTTGGAAGGGGAGTAGCAAAACGAGCTAACGACGGAGGGGGTTCGCGTTAGCTCGTTCGCACTGAGTACACTGTCATAGCTATTGACCCTGACATGATAACACAAAAGCAATCTATAGCACAAGGGGTCTAAAAATGGTAATGACAATCGACATAGAGGCGTATAAACAACGCTTCCGAAAACTTAAGCAGCAGACAACGTATGAGCGGGTAAACCAGTCAGCCAGTATGCGCAAGCGGTATCAGCAGCGGTTAATCAAGCCGCTGACAACTGCACAGTTACAGGATGACTTTGATAGCGTTGAATACGGCGTTACGCTGACAGATATAAACCCGCACAAGTCAGCCAGACGCAGCACACAGGCGGGCGGGTTATACGGGCAGGTGAGCGTAATCATGCGGGCAACAGAGCGGTTGTCGATCCTGCACGCGCTGGGTGTGTTCAAGTTCATGGAAGAAGACCCGGTAATCAGGTTGAACGAGCTGCCAGCGTTGCGCTACTGCATAACGTGCAAGCGCAAAAAGGAAACTATACGCTTTGTCTTTCGCCCGCAATGGCTGCACGGATGGTCTTATGAATGCACAGAATGCAAGGCTAAACAGACTGACAAAGTGTGGCGTAAACGTGCGGCGTAGGGGGCTTGACAAGTGTGTTACAATGAGTATAGAGGGAAAGCACAACCGCTACTGACGTGCTAGGCTAACTAGCTTACCAGTACGCAGGTGAGCAACATAACCGCAAAATTACCCGTTGATGCGGTTGGAACGGGTCTAGGAGGCGCAACCTACGGTTAAAAAGTGCGCAACACGCCGCCGCCACGCAGAACCGTCACTATCGAAGATTGCGACGGGGGAGGGGCAGAACCTCTCGGCGGCACATGTAGGAGTTGTGAGGAGAAGCAGTCATGTACGGGCAACCGTCAAATGAAGCTTTACTCGGCACACACTACAAAATGGCTACATGCCATGTGTGCGGGGGTGGGGAAGTAGCGTAGTAATACGTAAATTGGTATGCTTAGACTGACCGCCCACCTCTACACCGCACATTAGATGTTAGAAAGCGCATTATGAGCATAACACCTCAAGAGCCACACAAGTTTGAAGCATGGGAAGACGCAGCAACCATAACAACGCAGTTATGGGATATTTACTATCACATGTCGGTTGTGCGTATGGCTGCAAGTCTTTTCCCCGATGCGCCTAAAGGAATAAGGGACATTGAATCACTGTTACTAGATTACGCGAATACGTGGCATGAATACGCTAACACGTTGATACCTCCTGATGCTGGCGACGAGGCCGCAGACAAATAATTTTCAAAAATCAGACCTCATACGATTACTTAATATTTATTACAAAGGGAACGGGGTAGCGCCAACCTCCCAAATTAGGCTGCTAAGTTCCAAATTATTTGCGCTACCCCGTAACTCCAAAAAATGTTATACTATAAACGTGGTATCCAAGCGGTCAAAGGGGACAGCGGCTTGGCCTATGTCAGCAGTTGCTTTCGCAGGTTCAAATCCTGCCCACGATGGATTGCCTGATTGCAAATAAGGCATGAAACTAAAGAGACACTCGTTGTAGGGTGTCTTTTTAGTTCTCGAAAAGTGCAGATATGTGAACATCGTCAGCGCACCCGATTGTGCGCTTTTTGTTTTTTGTACGGAGTTAACTTATAGGAAATCTAACATGGCGCGAGGCAAAGACAAAGAAAAAGCAAGTATATTACAGCGCCAAAGTTCAGCGTTAGATTTGCGTCAAAGTGGGTGGAGTTTTCGCGCTATCGGTGAAAAACTCGGCATTTCTCATGTGCAAGCGTGGCAGGATGTCAAAGACGCTTTACAAGAACTTCAAGCGTTAAATGCTGACAAAGCAGAAGATTACCGACAACTAGAACTAGAACGCCTTGACGCGCTGACTAAGGCGCTTGAGCCTATGGCAATGGTGGGCAACACAAACAGCGTAAATGCTTATATCCGTGTTATGGAGCAGCGCGCAAAACTGTTGGGATTGTACGCACCTGAAAAACACGAAAATATTGACTGGCGTTCTAAGGCTATTGATGACATCAAAGCAGGGCGCATTCAGTTTGAGGATTTAGCCAGTGCTTTCGACACCGGACTTGCAGAAGAGTTATTCAAACTTGCCGGAGTATCTGCGCCAGCAAATTGAACCTTACCGATACGCAAAACTTACAGCAAACCGTAAATATGACAACGGATTTCGTCCGTTAGCATGGGCTGCTGAATTAATGAAAGACGAATCGCCTGTTATTTTATTAACAGGTAGTGCGGGCGGTGGCAAGTCACGGCATGGGCTTGAAAAACTAAATAACTACATGATGAATGCTAATCAGGGCGGTGTACCCGGTCTGATGATGCGTAAAGCGCGCGAATGGACTGGTAAATCTATTGTTCCCTTCATGAAACAAACGGTCATGAAGGGAAATCCGTATGTTGAACAGAAAAAGAGCGATGGTTTATTCCAATATGCCAACGGCTCTACTTTGTTCTGGGGCGGCATGAAAGATGACGATCAGCGTGAAAGTGTCCGTTCAATCGGTGGCGATGGTGGGTTAGGTATTGCGTTATTTGAAGAAGCTAACGCATTTACTGAAGATGATTTTAATGAAATCTTAGCGCGTATGCGTTCGCCCGCTGCTCCTTACAGACAAGTCATATTAATGACAAACCCTGACGCCCCGAACCACTGGATCAATAAACGATTGATTATCGGTGGAGGCGCAAAGGTCTATTATTCCAGCGCACACGACAATCCCCACAATCCCCCTGAGTATGTTGAATTTCTAAATTCGTTGACGGGCATTCTTTATGAACGCCTTGTTTTAGGTCGCTGGGTGCAAGCGGAAGGCGTCATCTATGACAACTTCTCACCAGAACAGAATGTTACCACTGACGCCGAATACATACCCGGCAAGCCTGTAATCTGGGGCGTTGACGATGGCTATGCACGCGGCGGCGGAGCTGGCACAGCCAGTTATCACCCGCGCGTTGTGCTGCTAGGTCAGGAAGACGGGCGCGGTGGTATTAACATCTTTCATGCCTATTATCAGACGGGCGAGTTAGGCGAGCGCACAATCCAGAATGTGTTTAGTCTGGATGGCGACTACCCCAAACCGGACGCCGCGTATATTGATAGCAGTGCTGTAGAACTCAAGCAGCGCATATGGAATGAAGGTATTAACACAATTGGCAGTACGCACACGGTCAGCGAAGGCATTAAGAATGTGCGCAGGCTGATATGCGACGGAGCAGGTGTACGACTGCTGAAAATACACCCGCGTTGTAGTGAACTGATTAACGAATTACAGAGTTACCGCTACGATCCAGACAGCACGACAGTACAAATAGGCGAACCAAAGCCGCTTAAATTAGACGATCATGGGCCTGACGCGCTGCGTTATATGACGTGGCATTTGAGATATGAATAAATGCTCCCACCACTAAACCGCACGATAGATCAATCTATACAGGCGCTACCCGACGCCGTAACCAATCCGCTTGCCAGCGGGTTTTGGGAAACACGCGACATGCGCGGGCCATTGCTTGCGCCATTCGGTACACGCGCGCGTGAACGCCAGTTACGTGCTATCTATCGCCACGATTACAACGGATTGGTGCGGGGTGCATTTGCAGGCGTAGCCAAAACGATTGCGTCAACGGCGTTCGAGATTAAAGGCCCGGAGGAAATCAGCAAAGACACCGCCAAGTATTACCGCGCTACAGCTAAAGCGGTTGGTATGTCGATAACTGAGGACAGCAAGCGCCCGGACATTGAATACTATCAGGAATTGTTACGACAGGCTGACTTTGGGCGTGGCTGGACTGTGTTGGTTGAAAAAGTCATTAAAGACTATTTGCGACAGGACGGCGGCGGCTTCATTGAGGTTATCGCGGCTGGTAAGGCAAGCAAAGCACCAGCGGGCGCAGTGACCGGGTTAGCCGCGCTGGATAGCTTACGTGTACTGCCTACGGGCGATCCTGAATACCCGGCGCTCTACTGGAACATGAAGGGTGAATATCACCTTATTCACGCAGGGCGGCTTATTCAGTTACAGGATATGCCCGACAGTGACGAAATCAGACCGGGTTACGGTGAATGCGCGTTATCGCGTGCGGTAGGTCTGGCGCAGCGTGAAATCCTCATGGGGCGCTATATTGAGGCGCAGTTAGACGATCTGCCATCACCGGGCTTCATGACTGCCAGCGGTATGCTGGACGCCCAGCGGCAGAAAGCGTTAAATCTCTACCGACAGGATCAGAACGCAGACGCGCAGATGGAATGGGGCAAACTGATGTGGTTCTTTTCTCAAGACCCGTCAATTCCCGTCAAGTTAGAGCAAGTCGCATTCCAGCAACCACCCGAAAAGTTCGACTTTGAACAATACACCACAATCGACATTGATAGTCTAGCGCTGGCGTTAGGCGTTGACCGCCAAGAGCTATGGCAGCTATCAGGCGGCAACATTGGCAGCGGTACGCAGTCGGAAACGTTAGCGCAGAAATCACGCGGTAAAACGCTGGGCATTATCCGCGCTGAACTTACCCGACAAATTAACGATCTGCTGCCTGACGAATATGTATTCGAGTTCAAGTACGAAGACGCCGCAGAGGAAAAAGAAAAAGCCGCAACCGCGCAAATGTGGGTTGACGCAGTAACTAAGTTAAACAATGTGTTGAGTGTTGACGAACAGCGGCGCTTACTGGCTGATACTGTAAAGGCTATTCAGGATGTTGTTACTGATGAGAATGGCGAAATGGTTACGGCAACTGATGCCGACGTTCAACCGCCTGCACAGGTCATTGCCGCAGACATCACGGCTAACGCGCGACTCAACGCCGCAAATGGTGGACAGAACGGGGGAGCGCCTAACGATGGCGGAGCTAATAGCGCGGTACGAAAACCATCCAACACTGGAACTCAAGTTGGAAGACGGGATAACACCGATACTACACGTAAGGCAATCCAGTCCACACGAATAGAGTTTGACCGTGACATTACCTCTATTACGTGGGAACAAATCGAAAGCGAATTTGAAAATCGGTTTACCAAAAGCGTAAATGATTATCAAATCGGATTAATTACAAGTTCTCGCTTAGGTATCATTTTACGGGAATTGTTACGTGTATTTGGCTTTAAGGTACTGCAAAAGTCATTACAGACAACTGGTATTCAGATTGTAGATAGCTTAGGTGATCCAGTTGCATTAACTGCCCACGAAATACAGGCGTACAACAGATGGCTGGCTGACCAAAGCGAATTTATATCTAACTTTGTCAAAGAGCTATCAAAGAAAGAACCACAGGATCAAGGCATTATAAATGCGTGGTGGTTACTGCTTCCTATTGGCGCTACGTTAGCTAATGGCGTTCCAGATTGGATTAACCCAATTGATGCACGCGGGCGGGCTAAACTCTGGATACGTAAATCATTGGGAGCAATTCGTAGTATCGGTATCATGCTGGCAGACAAAAACGGCATGTATGAGTTTACCGGAACAGATGGCGCAGAAAGCTGCGAAACGTGTACGCGGCTAAAAGGTCAAGTTCACCGTTATTACGACTGGTACACAAAACACCTGCGTCCACAAGTAGACACTGAAAACTATGAGTGTGGCGGGTGGAACTGTCAGCACCGCCTTATCAAAACCACTAAGGCAGAACAAGGACGTTTTTAATATGGCAGAAAGCAAAGTACAGCGGCCTACGCAGACGGAGGCGGCATATAAGAGCGTGTCGGATAACCCTGAACAAACCTGCAAAGAATGCAGGTTTTTTGATTCAGAAATCAAGCTGTGCGGTCTTATCGAAAACAGCGGTGAAAACGAGATTACTGAGAAAGGCCGCTGTGATCGGTGGGAAACCGTGCCGGGTGTATCGGTGGTTACGCTGCCAGAACTCCCAACGGAGGACAAAGCCGTTGAACCCGCCGCTATTGAGGCTTCGATTGATCCTACACCCGCGCCCGTACAACCTAAACCCGGCATTGTAGAGCGTATCAAAGCCGCGTTTGCTGGTAAGCCAGATGACAGCACCTTTCAGGTATTTAAGGGCGCAGATGGTCAGAATTATTGGCTGGCACGGTTTACCAATCACTTTGAAGACCGTGACAAAGAGATATTGAGCCGTAAAGCACACGAGGCATATGTAGCGCGTGTTAACTTGGGTCTAGTTGATATGCCTGAGTTGTGGGCATTTCACACAAAAGGTACACGACACGGGCAGGCTGACGCGGTGTGGTCACATGAGGGTTTTGTATTTGCAATCGGTCACTTTGATAACACACCAGAAGCGAAACACGCGGTTAAGTTCTATCAACGCAACAAGGGCAAAATTGAACTCTCGCACGGGTTCACATATCCCAAATGGGCGTTAAAAGATGGTGTATACAGCACGTATAACACCTTTGAAATCAGCACGCTACCCGCAGGGGCGGCGTCTAATCCGTATACCAGTTTTGAGGAAATAACAACTATGGCATTGAGTAAAAAGCAAGCCGAGTGGATCGAAGCCACTTTCGGCAAAGACGCGCTTCAGCGTGTTCATGAAGCGCAAAGCAGCGCCGAAAAAGACGCCGAAGTTTTGAAAGCGCTAGACACGAATTACAAAGATTTTGCCGATGTTAACGGCGATGACAGCGAACAACCCACAGAAAGCATTAAGGCCGGGTCTGGCGAGGTGTATGCAAACCTTATCGCTGACATCGTGAAAGCACAGGCAGAAATGGCCGATGAGCTGGACGCGCTGAAAGCTGACAAAGTGACAGCACAGAAAGCCCACGAAGACAAAGTAAGCGAACTTGTAAACGAAGTCGCACAACTGAAAGCGGCGCTATCGGCTACCCCGAAGCGCGCTGCTACCGATCCCGCAACCCTTATTGACAGCTCTGTTATCCCAAACACAATCAAAACTCAAATGGTTGAGCGCGATTCGTTCTGGGGTGCAGAAATCACACCTACGGAGTAATAACAATGTTTCAGATTGGTAACAAAGAATATACCGCCGAAGAGCTTGCGGCGTTGTCGAAAGCAGGCGTGCTTCAGATCGGAGAGAAAAACGATCCTGCCAGCACTACGCTAACCGCTACCCCGCTGCATGGTCCATTCCACAACAGCACTACACAGTTTGGCCCGTTCTCCGCACCCGGTGGACGCCCCGGCATGTTTTCGGCGCTCACCCGCCCGAACTCATGGCTTTCGATTGTCAACGTGAACCGCAGTGAATACACCAATGAACTGGTTGACATCCAGACCGGACAGACCGCAGACGGCACGAGCAACGCTACAGGCTTCTGTGGCAACCCGCCCGCCCCCGGTCAGTTGAAAGTTAGCCGTCAGCAGTACACATGGGGTTCATTCTACGGCAAGACACAGTTAAACGCTCTTGCGCTTATCGGTCAGCGCCGTGATCGTGGTGACGTTTCGCGCGACATCTTCAATAGCGCGATGGTCAATAACCCGTTTATCCCTGACATCATGCGCAACCTGAATGACACCCGTTCACAGCTTTCTAACGAGCTGTATACGTTCGGTGTCGGTATGGAGCGCAGCACCGAACTGGTAAGCATCAGCGGTACAGCCGGAAGCGACAACAGCCGCTTTGGTTGGTTCGCAGAGTTTAAGGGTTTGGATGGTCTGATTAAGACCGGACACACTGACGTAACAACGGGTATCGCCAGCGCTGCGCTGGATAGTATCGTGGTTGCGTTCAACGCCACAATTACCGCTTCACCCGCCAGCGCGGGCAGTCGGTCAATTACTGAGGTGTTGGCTGATACCATGTACGCACTGAATGACCGCGCCCGTCAGGTTGGCATGGGTGGCGGCGTACAGTGGGCTTTCGTCATGCGCCAAGAAGTGTTCCGCCGCCTCGTGGAAGTACAGGCGAACAAGTATCAGTACTTGCGCATGTCAGGCGCGCAGTATGCTGAAATCAATGATGTGGCAAGCGACCTGCAAGCCCTGCGCCTCGCAATGTTGAACGGTCAATATCTGCTCATTGAAGGCGTACAGTACCCCGTCGTGTTCTCTGAGGGTATGCAGTTTGCTGCTACCGCTTCCAACGTCTACAACACGGACATTTTTGTTGTGCCTGTGTCGTGGGCTGGTGTGCCTTTGCTGCGGTTGGAATACTTTGCAATGGACAATCAGTACACCAACGAGTTTGCAAGCTTCGTGGGGGCTGATGATGTGCGCACCATCAATAACGGACTGATGTTGGTTGGCAAGCGCTCCACTGGCTTGTGCGTTGAATACCACTTCCAGTCACGTATGCGTTTGATCCTTGAAACGCCCTGGCTGGCTGCCCGTATTGACGACGTACAATTCAGCTACAGCGACCCGACCCGCACTGCTCTACCGGGTACTTCACTGTATGTTAACGGTGGTCTGACCTACCGCACCTAGTCTGATGTAAATACGCTGTCTAGCTTTCATCTAGGCTAGACAGCGTATACCGCGTATACTATAATAATGGGGTTGTCACAGGATAACCCCATTACGAAAGGCTTTCGGATGGCCGATGTATCCATAGTAATCCCCATAGCGCCCTACCACGAAGACATAGCACAGCGCGCAATCGACAGCGCGAAAGCACAAACCGCCCCATGTATCGTACTGCCATTTGTGGACAAAGATGCACGCGGGGCAGGGTGGGCGCGTAATCAGGTGTTAGCGAAAGTTAACACGCACTTTGTTATTTTTCTTGACGCTGACGACTGGATAGAACCGCAGTTTGCAGAGCGGTGCTTAGGGCGCATACGTCCTAACAGTTATGTGTACACAGACTGGTATCAGGACGGTGTACCGCGTGAGGCTACGCAAACCCCTTGGGATAAAAACGGCAGTTGGCACGTTATAACGACGCTGTTAGAAACGGCAGTGGTTAAACGTGCGGGCGGGTTTATCGAACAGTTATCAGGCGCGGAAGACACTTTTTTTTATTGGCACATTACGCGGCATGGGGTATGCGGCATACACTTACCCGAACCGCTGTTCCACTACGGCAAGGAGGGCAGACGGGCGCGCGCGTTTGTCAACAGTCCTGAATACTTGCCGACCATGCGAATGTTAGAGCAAAGGTATGAGAATATGTCGTGCTGTGGTGATCCTAAACCTTCCCCAACTGACAGCGGTTTACCGGGTGACGTGTTAGCCCGTGCTATGTGGGCAGGTAACATGCGCAAGATCGGCGTAGTCAGTGGGCGGTTATATCCACGCACGGGCAACTTCAAAGTTGAAATGGTTGATCCTCGTGATGTGCAAGCCGCGCCGCACGAATGGCAGACCGTACAGCCAGAGCCAGAACTAGCACCACCTGCGCCGTTTCCTATTCAGACGGTAGCACCAACGGGCAAGGTGTACGAATTAAACGAACTGGCGCAAAAGATATTTGCACCTGACGCGCCCGCCGTGTTGACTGCTGACCAGCTTATCAATACGCTACCCGCGAACGTGCGACCTGACGTAAGCAGGATCAAGGCGCTGGCAGGGAATAACGCAGTTAAGGACGTTCCGGTTAAGATACTCGAAACCCATGAAAAAGTAGAAAAGCCGAAACGTGGACGCAAAGCAAAAGCCACAAACTAGCATCATCTACCCGTCAATAGAACGCGACAAAAACGGGTACTGGCATCCGGTTATCACGGTTAAGGAGCGCGGTACGACTACATGGGCAGTCGCCAGCGTTGACGGGGTAATTAAAGCGGCGTATGCACACATAGCGGCGCAGAAAGAAGCGCGCAGATTGGAATTGCAAAGTGGGTGAGGTTAACATTGTCAATAAACCAGATCCGATTGAATTGCACGAATATCCTTCACTAGATGAGATAACCGCAATTATAAACAAAGCGGTAGATGCAAATTGGGATCGTGTTTACCAATTTGCAATAGCTTATATGCAGTTAAAAGCAATGATACTGCGTATGATTGAAATCGAGAATGATAATTCACAATCAGAACTAACAAAACATCAACGTAAGGTTTTGTTAGAAATGATTAAGATGGTCATTTCCTCATCTGATGAAAGAACGGGGACAATGAATAATGGGTGAGGTTATTTTTGCCCGTCCTCGTTGGGAATATGGCAGCTACAGCGACCTGTGGAAGCTGGTAGAGTTGTCCGGTTATCCGCTGATATACAGCGACCAAATGGACTTGGACAGCGATAACTGTTACATATTCAGCACGCCCGCTACTGACTGGCATCACGGATGGGCAGGTGCGCACGCCCGCATTATTTACTACTCTATAGAGTGGTACACGGATGTTGATTACAGCGCCATTCCCGGCGTTGAGGTGTGGAGCGCTGACAAAGCGTATGCAGCGCGTATCGGTGCAAAATATGTGCCGATGGGTTCACACGTTGGGCTGAACATGAACCCGACTGAAAAGCTCGAAAAGTGTTACGACACGATTACATTGTGGGCAGCCAGTTACCGCCGTTATCATGGTTACGACATGCTGCAACAGTCACACGTAACGCGCGCGCCGGATGGCTGGGGAACTGATCGTCATGAAAACCTGTTACGCGCCCGCTCCCTGTGCTTAGTCCACCAGAATGACAACGCGGCTTATGTAGCGCCGCAGCGGTGGGCACTCGCCGCCGCCTATCGTTTACCTGTTATCAGCGAACATGTGCAAGACGCGGGTGAACTGGCAGAGCATACGATATGGACAGATTTAGAGGGCATCGGTGTTGTAACATCTTCATGGATGAGGATGGAAAACAGAGGCAAACTGATTGCCAAAGGTGAGGCGTTACATCAGAAATTGTGTCATGACATGCCATTCAGGGCAAGCATAGAAAGGGCGCTGTAGTGCGTATACTCTACCTCCCCATTATTGAACCGGGCGCTAATCACGATGTTGCACTCGTGAACAAGCGCGGGTTACTGGATGCACTCGTTAACGCGGGGCATATGGTTACGCAGTACGATTACCTTGCAGACGATGGCCGCAAGTTCTTTGAAGCCGCGCAAGTCTGTGATCCTGAATTGCTGATTACACAGTTTCACGGTGCGAACGTGGTTACACCGGATGAGTTAGCGCAGTTCCGTGTACAGTATCCCGCGTGCAGGGTTGTGAATTGGTCAGGGGATAGCTGGCTGCACTCGTTAACGGGTGAGCCAATGGTAGCGCTTTTGCGGCATGTAGACCTGCAATTGGTAGCAGCGCCCAGAGTGTTACCCGTTTACGCGGAATTGGGCATCCTAGCGCGTTTCTGGCAGATTGCATATGAGAAGCCAGTCGGCGAACTGCCTGACGTTCCAGAGTACGACATTGTGTACCTAGCCAACGCCATTAATGACAAGCGGCGTGAACTCATGAAGTTTCTAAAGTCGCTGCCCTACCGCGTGGGTATCTATGGCGATTGGGAACACGCAGACGGCGCGTGTACATATAACTTTGGTTATGGGGAAGCGCTGTACAAGAAAGCGAAAATAGCCATAGCCGACATGAGCTATGTTGAGCAAAAAGCGTACATCAGTAACCGCCCTATCCAGATCGCAATGGCAGGCGGGGCAGTGCTGTTACATGAGTATGTCGAAGATATGGAGTTGTTGAGCGGCGGGATGGTAGCGGGTGAACACTTTGTCGAATGGCGTGATTTAGACGAACTAAAACAGAAGATTGATACTTTTGTTAATCCGATCATGCACATTGCATTAGCTGGACACAAAACAGCGACGCAGCTTTATACAATCGCTGCCCAACAGCACGCCCGCGAACATAACACCTATGACGCACGGGTTAAGCAGTTATTCGAGGAATACTTACCAGAGATCGGCATAACAGCGTGAAAACATCTGAGTTAAGAACATGGGATGATGTGGCCTTGTTGGTAGAGGAATTTGTACAAAAATATCCTGACGAAGAATATGGGTTTGCCCACATTGTTCTAAGCGATCAAAATCTTGACGACAGCTGCATTAACTATTGCCTTGAACATCAAACAGAATACGATGACAAAGGACACACCAATGAGGTGATTGAATTTCTTAATTTCCTCAAAACTATTCCAGAAACAATACGTGAAAGTGACGATGAATGAAAATCGTTGGCTTAACTGTACTGCACTACGGCGCGGATTATCTCAAGTATGCCATTGGCAGCGTCATTGATTACGTTGATGAACATTACGTCATCTACAGCGCGCAAGGTTCGCACGGACACCGCACTAACGAAGTATGCCCAGACACGCGCGAACAGTTAGCCGCGTTAGCTATAGAGGCAGCGGGTAGCAAACTGCGCTGGTATGAGGGCGAGTTTGCCAACGAGGGTGCGCAGCGGGAATACATTCACACGTTAGCACCGGACGCGGATTGCATTATTGTTGTCGATAGTGATGAGGTGTACACCCGTAGCTTGATGGTGGATATTGTGAATTACATTCACAAGTCACCAGAACAAGCGCAGCGTGTAAGGCTACCATTTTGGCATTACTGGCGCTCGTTTAAGCGCGGGTTTATGCACGATCCTGCATACCCAGAGCGTATCATATTTCCGAAGATAACAAATACCACGCGGGCAACATTGGGAACGTGTGAATTTGTCCACCATTTCGGATATGCCCAGCGCTCCGACATTGTACGCTACAAACAGCTTACACACGGACACAAAGCAGAGTGGCGCAAAGATGTTGACTGGTTTACTGACGTGTTTATGGCGAATCGTCAATATGACTGTCACCCGGTAGGCTCTGACGCTTGGAACTGTGAAGATATGGACGCCAGTAAATTACCTGCCATATTAGCCAATCATCCCTACAAAGAAATGGACGTGATACCGTGACGTTATTTACTGGTGGGCTTGACGAAAGTTTGAGCGTGTTAGCGGTCTACGTGGGCAAGTCATCAGATGAGTTTATAGCCTACGCCAAAGCAGACCCGCATACGGGATGGGATGAGGGGCGCGGTGCGTGGCCGATGGGCAGTTTGTGGACACCAGAGGGCAAAACACTATATGCACTGGTGACAGCGTTCAACGCTCAAAATATTGTCGAATGTGGCACATGGCGCGGGTGTAGCACAACGCACATGGCGCAAGCGTTAGCCGATAAGGGCAGCGGGCACATTACCGCCATTGATTTACATGAAAGCACGGGCGAACTGATACCCGACAACCTGCGCCCGTATGTTAGTCAGCAGTTTATGAAGGGTGAGGACTATCTAGCCTCGCTGCCAGATAACAGCATAGACATGTTGTATGAAGACACCTATCACGGGCGCGATTGTGTGCGTGATATATGGGCACTGGCGCTCAAGAAAGTAAAGCGCGGCGG